CTATAACCTCTAAAAGACGTGAAATAACCTCTTGCTAATCCTGGAATCTTTAACGCTTCGTGAAATGCATCTGATAACGGAACCCATGTTAGTTCTTTTTCTTTAACAACGATATCCATACCGTTGTTTTTCTTGAATTTACCTAAGTCAAAACTTTTTTTACCTATAGGTTTTTTTGGTGGTTTAGCCATAATTATGTATATTTAAAACTATTTAAGTTAAAACAATGGACACTAATGTGCCCATTATTTAATTAATTTATTGATTAAAAAGGTAAGTCGTCTTCCTCTTCTTCTTCTGTTACTTTTACAGTTGATTGTGTAGTATCAACAACTGGGACAGCTTGAACAGACTCTTCCTTCTTGAAACCCATTTCTATTTCAGATGATGGGTCTTCAGTCTTAGAAGAAGGTGTTTCGTCTTCTGAAACCATTTTTTCTTTAGCTACAAATTTTTCTTGCTCCTTACTCCATACTGGCGTGTAACCTCTAACTACAATATCTAAATAATCATAGTTTCTAAGACTATACACGTCTCTCCAAGTCCTAGTATCGCCAAGCCATTCATTAGCTTGACTTTCATCATCACTTAGTTTTGTACTTTCTAACGGGTAAGCTATTGATTGAACAACTGGAATCTTCATTTGATTTCTAGAGATATTAATAATTAAATCCCTACCAGTTTCTGGGTCAGTTACATCATGCTTAACAACCTTTATAGCGTTCATTATTTTATCTAATGTACCACCCTTATCATATGCATGATTAAATCTCCAGAATTTAACGCCTTCATCTTCTTTACCTCTTTCGATAACTTTTAAGATGTACATTTTTCTAACTGAAAACTTCTTAGCTAATTCTTTGTTCATGTCAGCTAATGTAGTATCTCCAGCGTCTTTAGCTTCTCTATACCTTTTAAGAAATATATCCCTTGCTTGACAAAAAGGACATTCACTTTCTTCTTCTTTATCTAAACATGGGAATGTTTTCCAAGCACCATCAACTTGTGCTTTATGTCCGTAAAATTCAACCCAAAATTTATTCTGACCATCTATTGGTAGAATTCTAATTTGTTTTTCTGCGGAACTTTCTGTTTGTGGAATCCAAGTACTGAAGTAGTTATCTAATTTGTACTCTTTTTGTTTTGAGTTTGAGTTTGTTTGGTTTTTGGAGTTCTCATACTCCTTCATCATTTCTTCGAAATTGCTCATAATTGCTTTAGTTTAAATTTTTATTGTTTTGCTATAGTCTTACAAGTTAAACTTGCTTATATAAATATGTTAAAATCTTTAAAAAGATAATATATTTACATATTTTTTTACTTAACCTTACAAATATACTTCTTTTTATTTGTTATAGTAACGGTTTATTAAAAAAAATGAGGTAATATTTATAATTACCTCATTTACATTATTTTAAATATTATTTTATTTTAAAAATCTTCCTCTTCGTATTCATTGTCAGAATCAAAGCTATCTTTTACAGTTTCGTCTGAATAGTCTTTATCAATAGTTTGTTTATTTAAAACATATTCTTTTTCCTCATCTGGAATAATATCGTATTGGTCTTTTTGATTTGCCCAGAAATCAGTTAATTTCATATTGTATGGGTAAGAATCTAAAGAACGCATTTCTATTTTTTCCTCTGGGGTTGGTGCTCTTTTTTGTAGTTCATTTTCTAAATCATCAATCTTAGTTGATATTTTATCCATAGAACTAATTTGATTTTCTAAATTACCAATCATACCCATTAACTTGTCGATTTTTTCATTAGCAGCGTCTGCGGATAGTTTAGCTTCTTCAGAACCCTTAACTAATTCAGTAACGTCTAATTCAACTTCATCTTCAGCTGGTTCTTCTTCATTACCAACTTCTTCATCTCCGAATGGGTCTTCTTCTTCTTCACCACCTTCTTCATCTCCGAATGGGTCTTCTTCTTCACCACCTTCTTCTTCACCACCTTCTTCATCTCCGAATGGGTCTTTTTCGTCACCACTTTCGTCCCCAAATGGGTCTTCTTCTTCCTCTTCGTTAAATATTTGACTACCTAAGATGACTTCTTTACCATCTAAGTCTTTTTCTGTTTCTGACCTGTCTTGATAAAAAGAATATTCAGACATCATTTTAAATTTAGACACTTCTTCTTTAAGTAGGTCTTTATTAAATTTTTTATTTTTCATAATTATAGTAATAACTCTCTACCGTCTTCGGTAATTATTTTTTTATTTATTCTTTCAACTAAGCTCTTGTCGTTTTTTATAACGCACTCATTAGAAGTGCAGTCCATTTCTGATTGCATTCCGTTTAACTCTTCGTCGCTATTAAGAAAATTATTTATATTGTTTTTTAGATTTCTGTTACTCATAACATAAAATTTTAGTAGTCTTATATATTATATAAATATGTGAAAAATACTAAAAAATACGCTTTATCTCAGATATCTTTAACTTATTATTATTAATTAGTATAATTCTATCTTGATAGTCTTCCCAATTTATTTTAATTGATTTGTGGTCTACGTTTCCTGGTGAAGTGGTGTATTCGGTTTCAATAAGTCTATTTAACGCATTAATTGTGTAAATACAATTTGTTTTTTTATGTATTAATATAGCATTTGGAAACAAATCTTTAAAGTTAACTCTTTCAGTTCTAGATATTGTAAATTTAAATGTTACAATAAGTTTAGATGAGTCTTCTAAGTTTTTAAAAACAAATATTTTATTTTTGGGGATAGAGAACTCTGATTCTAAATAATCAATAAACCAATCTATTTTATCTGGAGTGATAAATGACGCTAATAGTATGTTTTTATTCATTATTTCTTAACAAGTATATTAGAGGTACATACTTAATTTCATTATTAAGTACGCTTAACTCTTTCTTATACTCTATAAGTATCTTTTCATCTGACAAAAACACATCTGACATGTCTTTTATCTTATCTATAAAGATATTTTTTGATTTACCTATGTAGTCTACCTGTCTTAAGTCAAACCCATAAATCATATTATTTACGTATGTATACACCATATTTTCATATGAAAAAGTGATAACATTGTCATTTATATTAATTTTATTAAAAACTTTATTTATTTCATCAGAGTCACTAAGTATTAAATCAATAAACTTAAACTTAGCTGACTTTAATAATTCATCATATGAAAATTTTATGAAATAAAATAAATCTTCTTCAAATAAATCTCTTTTTTCTAACCTAGTAAAGGTCCAAAAAGTGTTTGTGTTTATTTTTCTATCTAAATAAGATATCTTGTCAGTGAAACTTTTAGCATTGTCTAAACCAACTATAAGTGTAGGTAACTCTTCAATTATTTCATTAGTTGACTTAATAAGATTAAAATTTTTATCAATTTTAATATATCTTTCACATACAACATTACCAATTAACATACTGCAAATATATAAAAAAAAATTAAAATAACAAATTAGTTATTAAAAGTTCTACTATTAACATTTTGAGAAGGGTCGTCTGAAGGGTTTTCTCTAATGTCTTTTGTGACTCTTTCTGGTTCGTTAAAGGATATATGTAAATGATTAGAATGTCCGTCCGACTTTTTAACTTTACCAGAAAACTCTTTTATTAAGTCTTCGTCATTAAAGTAAATGATGTTTAAAACTTTTTGATTTGTTGGTTTATTATCAGCGTCATAATATACGGCATCTACAAATTTTTGAATTAGTTTTTTGGTTAACTCTTTGTCATAAAACTTAGAACCCTCTGTACTAGATATGTTAATCCCAACATCACCATCTTTATTTGCTATAGGTCTAATGTCTATATCTAAACCTATTTCATGGGTGTGGTGAAAGGAGATGTCGCCACCATTTAATACAGATAAGTCATTATAATAAATATTTCTTGACTTATTATTTTCTTCATAGAAATCTTTAGCTATTCTCTGTATAGTTTCTATAACCTCTCTAATACCATATTGGTATATAGTGTTTTTACTATATTGTTTTACTAAACCTACTGGTTCAACTCCACCAGCTTCAGTTTCTCTAGAGGGGTCTATTGGAATTATATTTACATTAAGTGGTGTGTCTATAAATTTAGACAATCTTTCAGCCGATTTTGACTTTGCAGAAAGTTTTTTATTAGTTATTTTGTCAGCTGAACCAACAGATGTTATAGGACCTATTAAGGTTTTAAATAACTGAACTTCATCAATTAAAGGTGTTTTAATATTTTTTATTCTAGAACCCTTAAATGTTGTTTTCATACTGTGTGCCGTTATGCTATGTGTGGTGTTATATATTAAATACGCACCCTTAAACATTGGTATGTTATTTAATTGAAAATACATCATTGGTTGTATCGTGGCGTTACCCATAACTTCAACCTCAGCAGAATATGCTCTTTTTTGATAAACATTAAATAGGTTTTGACCTTGGTATGTGACTTTACTTTTATCACCGTCATTGGATAAGTCTTCAATTATTTCTAAAGATTCAGCTGTTTCTGTAAATTCTCTTTGGTCTAATTTGATGTCTTTAAATATACTTTGATTACCCTTACCGTAACTAACTAAAAAATATGGTATAAAGGCACCTGTTTCGTTATCTTTAGTTTCAAATACATCTGGAATAATTAAAGGTGCTGATTGTCCCCCACACCCACTATTAACTTCTTTAGATATAAAGACACCATCGTCTTTATGTTCTGAATCTTTACCTAAATCTAGGTTAGATGATTTTTGACCAGTATATACACAAATAAACGCTGGTTTTACAGAGGTTTTAGTTACATCACTCTTAAAAGGTATTGGTTTAAAGATATTATTATACATATCTTCTGCATTATTAAACTCTATATATGAAGGTAATGGTATAAAATGAAAATTATTTTCAAGAAGTAACCCATTAATTAAAGTAAAAAAACTTTGATTATAATTACCTATTATTTTTTTTTGTAGACCTGATGGGTTAATTAAGAATTTATCCCCAATATTTATAAATCCACTATCTAAGAACTTAAAAGTGTCAACTATGTTTCTTATGTTAGCACAGTCATCATTTATTTTACCACCAAGCCATTTATCGTTTATAGATGATAATGTTCTATAAATGTTTAATTTAATAATATCATCATCTACATTATTAAAAATCCTTTGTTGTATTCTGTCATCATCTTTTTCTTCACCTTTAACTAGTTCTTCAAATCTAGTGAAGAATCTTATAATAGTTTGTTGTAAAGTAGACTTGGTAACTGATATTTCGTAGTCTTTTCTTGGCCTAAAAACTCTAGGATTTGCGTTCATTACATAACAATTACTTAAAAATAGACTAGTTAACTTCTTTTCATTTGTTGTATTATCGTTAAATGATAAATCAAATTGATATAAATTTTTACCTATAGGAGTTTTGTAAACACCTGTAGATATCTTTTCTCTTTTTCCCCAATCATTATCATTTATAGGTGATATGTTAAAATAGTTATCTAACTTGTCATTATCGTCAAATCCATTCTTAATATTCTCCTTTTTAATCATTATATGTAAGTTTTTGTTTGAATTCTGAAGGCCTTTACCTTCAGCCCACGTTAACATAAATACATCTAGTTCTTCTGGAGGTCCAGATGACGAAGGTGAAACAGAAGCTTTTGTTTTAAAGTCGTTAACAGTACCGTTATTATCATATGACCCTATACCTACTTTTTTACTTAAAATTTTCCATTTATTTTTTAAATCTTCAACATCGTTAAATAATTCGTATGCACCTTGGATATCTGAGAAAGAATTATTTACAAAGTTTATAAATATTCTTTTAAATTCTTCTCTAACTTGTTTAGGTAAATCTAAAATTACCTTATCAACTTTACCGTAATCATCACTATCCTCTTTCTCCAAATCTAGGTAAATTCCAGCTGATGAAAGATAACCAGAACAACGTAAGTATTCGTCATGTCCTGGTAAGTATGATTTTTCTGTTTGGTATGGAAGTATGTATTTACTATCAGTTTTATTTGATGATATAAAATTAATTATATCCACATTATCAATTTCTTTTTTGTCATATCTATACAGTAAAGCACCTATAAATGCACACCATAATTTAGGTGCTTGAATAAATGAACCAGCGTTACCGTATAGCCCTTTTATTGTAGAAGTTTCATCATCATCACCATCATCATCAATATCAAATAATTCAAACAAACTAACGTTATCTTTTATCTTACCTACAATACCTTCCCAGGCTATAGAGTGTAGAAATAAAAAAGCTTTTCCAACATCTCCGTCAAGATTATCTTCTTTTTGTTCGTAATAAAACAGACTACCGAATAAACTAAGACTTGAATTTGATTCTCCATAAGATACACCGTCCCCAGTGACATGAAAATCAACAAATGGTACGTAAAGTTTTTCTAATTCATTTTCAAAATCGCTATTTAAATGTTTATCTAAAACTTGCCTTTGTTGTCCGAAATAGTTAGGTCTAAAAGCGGCAGAATGTTTACTAGTAGGGTGATTTGTAGCAAAGTCATCAATAATAGTAGGTGACGAAGTTCCTTTTATTGTACTGGTAAACAAATTTACATATGATATATCTTCAGGTGATATATTAAATTTAGATATACTTTTTATTACAACTTTACTAAGTGCTTGGCCGTTTACTGTATTAACGTTTTTTAGGAAGAACGACGGATTGTTACTTATTAGTTCCTCATAATTAATTAGTTTTAAATTTGTAGCTAAGTATGTTCCAAAAATAGGGGTAAAACTATTGGTATTTGCATCTTTATGTTGATAATAGTAAGATTTAAAAACTTGACCTCTTTCTTCTTTTTGTCCTATGTCCGATTTTGTTTTATAAATTATTTCATCTATTTGTAGTGTTTTATATTGTCCGTTATATCTGTTTAATTTATCATCATTTACTAAATCCTTATCCTCGTATGTTGCTTTTTTAAGATTACCAGATGAAGTTGATTCGGTTAATACGCTATCTGAACTTACAATATCTAAATACTTCGTAAATGAAGGTGAGTCAATTAACGGTCTTCTACCGTTATTGTATAAATCTCTGTTTTTATCATCAAATAATATTCTAAAATAACTAGAACCGTCATCTTTTTTTATTGATTCTGGGTTAGTAAAATAATTACTAGTGAATATTAACTCTTTTGATAGTTCTTTAAGTTCTGTGGTTGTCTTAAATATTTTTCTGTTTGGGGCAGTAGAAATGGTATCTGGAGAAAAAGAGTCTTTATAAAAATCTTTACCGTCAAATCCATTATTTATAGGTATATAACTAGTTACTTGATTGTTTCCAGTACTACCAGTAATATATGTATAAATATACTTATCTCCTGACGAATCTCCTTTAAAAAATTTACCTAGATTTGTAGACTCTTTGTCTCCTGGATGTTCTACACCTTTAATAGGACCACCTTTTTCCCATATCCTAATTACTTCATCAGCACCCCCTTTAGGGCCACCACTTGCTATATTGTTAATACTATTTAGTAATTCTCTCTTCTTTAATGAAGAGAATGTGTTTATATGAGCGTACAGCGTCTCAGCTTCTGACTGACCTAAAAAGTCTGTAAGATGCCGACTAAGGCCAGCATTTTCAATGTCCGTAACTATTTCTTGAGACCTGTTAGTAATACCAGCATATGTAAAGATTCTAAATAATAAACACCTAATGGCTTCTTGAGGTGTGTTGTTTTTTAACGCTTGAGCGTATGGGTTAGATTTTACTAAACTTTCAGTATCTACACCTTTTATTTTAGTTTCAGCTGGTGAAACTGGAATAAAAATAGGTGTATCACCAAACCCAGTTAACTCTCTAAGTTCGTCCTGTCTAGCTATTTTCATTAACTGACTAAGTAACTCTTCTACGAAATTAACTTCATTGACTTTATCATATTCTGTACCACCCAAATCACCTCCTATCCAAGATTCAAATACAGAGCCATCATCACCTTTTCTCTTTTTTTTATATTCTAACCATGGATAAACTGGTTTATTATCATCAGTTTCATTTGTTAATTTTCTTAGTATTTCACTTCTATCTGAATTAGCTTGTGCATTTTTAGATACTTCTTCAATAGTTTCTAGAAATACTTGAGCATGAATGCAAAATATATCAACTATGTTTTTTATAGTTGGTTTAAAATCAAATGTGCTTATTTTATTTTTTACTAATTCACTAAGTTTTTTATCTAAAAATTCTTTTCTTTTTGCTATTTCTTTAGTAACTCTATTTATTTCTTCATAACAAGCGGTTAAATCGATTAAATAAAAATTTTCACCTGAGCTATCGGTAATTTCGTGTTTAAATTTTATTTCATCTTTTAAAATATTATTAGCTTCATCGGTGTATCCAATCCCACCGTCTACTGTAATTTTACATTCTTCTTTAGTATGTTTAACATTAGCTTTTTTAATGTTAATTATTTCTTTTTGGTTTATCTGTAATAAATCTATTTCTATATTTTTGTTAATTATTTTAACATCCTTTTTTTGACTATCTTTATAGTCTTTAATTCTTTGTTCTATTTTTTTTATTGGTAAAATATTACTTTTACCATTATTATCAAATAATGATATCATTTTTGATTTATTAACTAGTTTGTCACCAAGTTCAGATAGACCTGGTTTTTTTAAGTTATCTATATTTTTTTCTATTAAATCAATTTCTTCTGTTAAATCACTTAAAGAATTAAGTTGTTTTATAACGTCATTATCTTGTTTTATTTTTAAAAAAGATTCATTTATTGTGTTAACATACCCTAAGAACTTATCAATAGTCATTAATCCTGGATATTTTAGCTCACCTTTTTCATCTTTCATTCTTAGATACTCACCAAATTTAACTTTGCCTATATCTGTTAACACTGTTGCTCTCATGTAACCTAATAAACAGTCAGTTAATAATGCGTATGTATATCCGATAAATTCAGTATCTATTTCAAAATTACCACTAGTGGAATTAAACGATGCATTCCACTTAGTTAAATGTAGACAATAAGTTACTGCTTTGCCATAAAACCCTTGAACTGTTAATTTAAACAAGGGAAATGGTAATTCAAAAAACATCTTATATCTTGAATCTGAACCTTTTTCTAGTACAGAATTACCTCTTATGTCTATAAATTTTATTTTTATTATTGGAGTATACGCTGTGTCAAAAGTAATATCTATTGATTCTATACCTAAAGTTTCTAAGTCTCTTTCTTTACCAAAATTAGTACCTATTTCAGTATAATTAGTTGTTAAAGACCTTCTACCCCCACCTACATTAGTGCCGTCTATAAATCCTATTGTTTTACCACCTGTTTCGTTTGATATACCAGACCCTTCAGTTGCTGTACTTCTACTTTTAGAGATACTTTTTAACTCTACAAAAATTGAAAAGTCTTCTGTGTTTGGTATTTCCCTACCAGGACAATTTGGTTCAAGAAAAATTAATCTATTATCACTCGCCATAAAGTTTCGTATAAATTTCTACCGAATTTAAATATCTTTCCAACCCTGAATTAAGCGGATATGGAATTCTTAATATTTCACGGTCTGTTATATTAAATTCTAAACCACCATATTGCGGATTAGCCAACAGTATTAACCATCCACAATATGGGTTATTATAGTACTTTTGACTAACAATGTCAAGTCTTGTTTCACCAAGTTTATAAATAACATTTTTATCTGTATTAGATGGTTCTATTTTGATACCTGGGATTGGTTTCATAGAGCCATTAGTTTTGAACTGTTCGTATCTGTCGAAATATTGTGCCATAGTTATTTTAATAAATTATTATTAAGGGTTATTTGGGTTTGTACCTGAAAACCTTTCGTCTTCTAAATAAACTACTTTACTTGAAGTTTCAAATCCAGCATAGTCAGTCCATTTTAAAATTAACATGTGGTCACCTTCTGTACATGGTTTAACATCAGCAAAACCATCACCGTCAGCATCTTCAAATACAGTAAATGTACATGGGTTTAATAATGACATTATTTCATTAAAATCAGGACGACTACCTATAGAAAATTCAATAAGACCGTAGTTTATCGGCACATCAGCATTTAAACTAAAAGTAGCATAGCTTGATGAACTATTAAAAGTGTTTCCATCATTTGATGATTGACCACCTATTTCAAATGATTCTTTATCTATAGGGTTGGCTATTAAAAGACCTACAGTTATTAGTTCATTTGTTCTAGAGTCTTTAATTGATAGTTCTCCGTAATATTCTCTAGACAAGCCTGCACCTTTTGAACCTTCAAATGTTCCACCGTCTACAGATGAGAAGTCAGCACTTTTATCTATGGTTAGGTTTAAATTAAATCCAAACTCACCTAGATTGTTAAAGTAATCTATACGAATTTCTTTTAATATTTCTTTATCATTTTCAAGTGCAGCTAGTCTTTTTTCTTCATCTGATAAAGCATCTTTTCTAGCTTCCTTTTCTGCTAATCTTTTAGCTTCAAAATCTTTTACTTCTTCTTGGTCTTTTTTCTCTTTCTCTAATCTATCTCTAACCTCTTTAGAATAAGGGAAACTACCTTCAATAATTTCACCATCTTTTATTCTTTCAGCTCTTGGGTCGTATAATTCAGTATTTGCAAAGTAATTAAATGATATTGCATTTTGCAATCTATTAATAGGACCTTTCATACTTGAACCACCTATAAATGCAAAACTTATATTTACATTAGCTATCATTGGTTGTACACCTATACCTTCTGGATTTAAATCCCAAACAATAGGTTCATAATCAATAGTTAAACTTTCTATAATTATCTTAGTGTGGTAAAAGTCACCCACCCTAAGTATACATACTGGTGGTCTACCAAAAGCTAAGTTATCTGCCTTTCCGTCACTATTAGTAGGTCCTTGTCTCATACATTGTTGTAAAAATGTAAGTCTTGAGTTAAAACCTTCTGGAGTTATAGCATGAAATGCTGGGTGAAAGTTTTTTATTTTATCTTTAAATTGTGAATATACAAACCTATCAGTATCTTTTATACTTTCAAAATAATTACATTCAGTATAAAATCTAGACAATGGTATAGTAAAGGCTGGGTTAGGTTCGTTAGGGTCACGTTTTGTAGGGTTGGGATTAGCGTCCTTTTCTAATTTAGAGTCGTATGCAATTTGTACTGTTACTTTCCTATCTTGTTTACAATCTATGGTGTCTTGACTACTTTCTTGTTTACAACCACTGAAAGGTATAGCTTTACTTGTAACTTCAAATCTACTTTCAATATTAGGGCTGGTGTCACCATTTAAAAATTCATCTTTAAAATAAGTCTTAAGGTTATCAGCTCTAGCTAGAGCTAACTTTTTATTTCCTTCAGCATTACCTTGAGGTGAAGCAAACCCAGTTATAACAATTTTACAATATTTGCAACTATCTTGAATAAAATATTTATTATATTTACCTGGATTATTAAATCCAAACCATCCATTCTCTTCGTCGGCACCAGATAGGTCTGAAACTCTTATCTTGTTTTTAGAACCGTTTAAACCGAAATTAGTATTGTCAATGTAATCTTTTCCTTTAGACCCAACTATACCTCCACCTTTTGTAGTTCCTTCTCCAAATACTTTTTCTATATTAGTAGTCCCTTCTTCATAAACAATACCTGAAGGGTGTAAGTTGTAATCTATAATTCCACCTAAATCTGTTAACCCGTCTTCATAGTCACCTGAAGGTACTTCGGCAACGTCATTTGGGTAAAAAATATCAAATTGAAAAGAAGGTGTAGTTTGTGTTGGTACACCCTTTGGTTGTGCTTTATTATTTTTAGCTATTTCTAGTTTTGCTTTTTCTTCCGTAGATAAAACTCTATTTTGTATTTCTTCAATATCTAATGCTCCAGCAAAGAATGCAGAGTACTCATCATCAGTAGCGTTTTTAAAGAAATTTAAATAATTAGGGTGGTCAACAACTATCTTCCAAGCTAACGTTCCCGTTCTCTCTGTATTATTATAAGTATATATTGGTTCGCCTCTACCTATAAAATTAGTTCTATCGTAACTAGCTGAAACACTTTCGTTTATTGTTATATCATATGGTGGAAACCACATTATTCTACCCTTTGTACCTGTTAATGGGTCACCTGGACCTATCTCACATGGTGTTAATTTAGTTAGAGAGTCACTCCACGCTAAATTCTCTAATGAGAACATAAATCTTTTAATATTATTTCTATCTGAATAAGGNCCAATCTGTACAACTCCCATATCACCTAATACTGAGTCTGAAATATTTAAATTATTATCAACTCTTCCTTCTGGGCTTAACGCACTATGTTTTTGTAAGTCTACATATTCATCATACCTGTCAACTGGTGACCAAGCTCTAGCGAACATTTCGTCTGGGTCAAAATTATCACCAACACCCACTTTTCCGTCTTTTAGAACCGCACTACCTTTAGACATAAAACCTGAAACCCCTATTGTGTTTATTTCGTCATTAAAGTTTCTATGATTTGATTTTAAACCTTTACCGTTTACTAAGGTTCTCATTCTACCAGAGTTAAATAACTCTTGAGTTTTAAATAAAATAGATTTTGGTTCTTTAAAATCATCACCTCTAACAAAGAAATTATCTTTTCTAGCTAGTTTATTATTTTCTTTATCACTCCATATAAATTTTGAACGTGCCCCGTCTTGTGTCTCTATAGTTCCACCGAATATTTCTTCAGGACCTTCTTTAAATCCACTGTCACTAACCAAATCTTCTAAATTGTATGATGATTGAGGTATTGGACTATTTTCTGGTCTTAAATTTAATACATCTTTAATCTTACCGTCACTATTGTATAATGCATATATGTTTACGTCAGATGAAGATATACCACCATCTCTACTTCCGTCATTAAACCCTGGTGCGTAACCTTGTCTTTTACCTAAAAAGTTTGGATTTATATTTGCCTTTATATTACCAAAAAAATAACCTGCAGTACCTTTACCAGTATTTTCTAAAATATTATTAGCTCTTGTTATATTATCTACTGCTTGATAACCTTTAGTGTCGTATGAAAATATATCAGCATTTCTTGGTAATAAACTAACTGGTAATTTAGCACCAGTCATTCTTTCTAAGATATCAGCACCTAGACCTAATACCCCCTTTTTAACTGTTATTTTATTGTTTGGCACAAATAAATCACCACCCATAACTAGACTTAATGGATTTGTATTTATCCTACCTATTGTTTCTTCTTGTAAGTTAAAAGCTATATTGTTACCAATAGCTGCCTTTAGATATCTTGGACTTATCATACCTAATCTGGTATCATTTAAAGTTCCAGAACTAGTTAAAGCTCTACCAGCTAGTGAGCTTCTAACGTCAAAGTCAGGTACAAGAGTATTTGAGTTAGGGTCAACACCAACACCACCACCTGATAAGAAAGAACCTAATACATTAACTAATTGAACAGATTCTGTTTTACCATAATTTAAATTACCGTTTTCATCAAGATATGATTTAAATTGAGTTAATACTCCAGGACTACTATCTAAGTTAACTAAAGTTTGTTTATCTACATCTAAATACATATTTTTAGTTGTATTAAACTCTCTTATGTTACCACCACCAAAGGGACCGCTTTCTGGTACCGATGTTCTTGTGTAAGTCTCTAAAGTTCCAGCTAAACTGTAAGTATTAGGGTCTAATCCCAATAGTGCTAATACTGGATTAGGTACTGTTGTTAATAAATCTATACTTACATTTTCATAATCGTCAATATCTTGTTTATATTGGTTTACAAGTATATTTTCTTCTCTTACAAGTGAAGCGTTAACTAATGGACTGTTTGGGTCACCAAATGTATCTATATATTCGGTTTTTGTAATTATATTTGTATCTAAATACTCTATAGTGTCACTAGTGGAGTATTCAGTATTACCATCTTTGAATATATTGAATAATGTATTTTCATCTCTGTAGGATTCCCTATTAAGGGTTGGTGAAGATATAGGACCATCTACATAGATACCATAACCTACAGGTGGGAATTCTATTTCTTTGGTGTAATAATCAATAGGATAACCTCTATAATATTCATCTACTTTTATCTTACTGTACTTAACGTCTCCCTTTCTATAGATAGGACCGACTGTTTCTATATCTTTAGAACCTTTTATCAAGCCTACACCGTCACCTATAGAGGGTATACTATTTATACCGTCTAACCATGAACTAAGACTGTTATCTGTAACTGTATCAGCTAATAGGTTTCTTTTTAATAATGCATCTCTAAAATCTGGAGAGAAGTTGTTTATGGTAAATGGTGAACTACCTGGCATAGTTAAATCTTTTATTATAAATACTATGCTAATAGAAAATTTGAGAAAATAAAGAATTTTAAGTATTAAAAATAAATTCCTTATATTATATTAATAACTATAGTTATAATTATAGTTATATTATTATATTTATTATTAATTATATACTATATATATTATTATATTTATTATTAATTATATACTATATATATTATTATATTTATTATTAATTATATATCTTATATTATATATATAAAACAAAAATACTAAATAAAATTACATTTGTCAACACTTATGCAATTTTTTTTTTATTATGCTGTCATATATTGAGGTCCTGGATTTAAAATACCACCCGAAAGCATCATAGACGCTTCTTCTTTTATCTTTGTATTAAGACCTCTAATAAATGATTTATTATCTACAATCTGCTTAGCTATATCTTCATCCATACCTTTAGCATTTATATTTATAGTAATTTTAATATCATCAAAAGTATGTTTTACCTCTTCAGTTTTAACACTTTTACCTAATTTATCTAATTTACCCTCTTGAGTTGACGCAGCTAAAACTGCATCGTTAACATTTAAAAACTTATCATTAGGGTTAAACTTTACAATTCCATCATCTGTGGGAATCATGGTAGGCGGCTCATATGCCGTACCTGATTTTGTTCCAGCCCTAGCCTTAGCTTTTGCCTTAGCTTCTTCACTCCCATATTCTTGAAAAGCACCGTATGCTGCACCAGCTAAACCACCAACAGCAGCACCTATAGGTCCAAGCAACATACCCAAAGCGGCACCTTTAAGTGCAGAACTACCAATACCCATAGCTTTACCAGCACCACTATCTCGGTCATCCATCTTGCTTCTACCGTAATCTAATGCCATACCTCCAAGACCAAGCCCAAGACCAGCACCCATACGAGCACCCATGCTCATACCGCCACCTCTACCCATACTAGTAAGTCCCTTAGATAGTTTGTTATTGCCAAGTGTTTTAATAAGAGCTCTCCTACCCATAGTACCTCTACCACCAGTAAGACCACCACTACCGACACCACCACCACCAACTCTAGCTGTTAGATTAAAACCAAGACCTAAGCTCATGCCTCTAGCTACCCATGTAGCGGCTTTAAACCCTATAACGGCAGCTAACATACCTTTAGGTCCAAGAGACTCAACCCAGCTAGCTATGGTAGGTATAACAGTCTTACCGAAATCAGCTATAAAGCTACCTATTCCTTTAGCAAAAGATTGAACACTATCGTAAAACCCTTTTTTCTTAGAAAGGTCCATCATTATTTGTTGCAGAGGCTTCATACCTTCTTTAAGACCACTAGCTAAAGGTAATAATAATCCTTGAAGTTGTTTTTGTATATCTTCAAAAACATCAAGAGCACTTCTAGCCTCTAATGCTCTTTCTTTAAGACTTTTATCTTTTTTTCTAATTGCCTCTAAATCTTTATTATTTAAATCTTTTAAATCTTTAACCTCTTTACCAGTATTTATAGTTATTTTACCATCTTTACCTATTTCAGCAAGAGACTCAACCATAGCTTTATCTTTTTCAGGTATATTAATAGGTGATACAGAACCAATCATTTCAATCCTTTTCTGTGCTTTACCCATTTTTGCAAGCTCTTCTGCTGAAATACCCAACATATTAGCAAGCTCCCTCATCCTATCAGCAGCAAGACCACCTTTAATATCAAAAGTGCCATTTTCTTTGTTGTATTCTACAAATTCAGATGTAGCTTTACCTATATCTTTAGCAAAACCTTTAAAATCATTCCTAGCTTTAAACATTAACTGCATAGGATTTGCCATTCGAGCAAACGCTCCACCCATTGTAGATAATTGAGCAGACAATTCAATAGCACCTTCTGGTCTAAAAACCTTATCAGCTAATCCAGCGATACCATCTAAGTCTAATTTAAGTCTTAAAGCTTCACTAGTCATTTTAGCAAGCCCCTTAACCCCATTTTTAAAATTATACTTTTGAGCAAACTTTAAATTCTTTTGCATGGATTCAGCAGCTTTAGCTGAGTTTACACCCATGCTGTCGGCTATATTCATAGTCTCTTCAATCAAGTCCCTACTAGTGCCCACACTAGCTCCAAAATCGTCCATAGCTCCAGCCATACCAATAGCAAATTGCTCACCAATACCAGTACCTTCAGATAATTCACCCATAGCCATAAGACCTTCTCTGGTCAACATGACAGACCTTCCTATTTCTTCACTATAACCTTTTTGTAAGACCGCCAACTCTTTAATACCAACACCCATTGCTTGAGAAGCTAACCCAGCACTTTGCATATTATCAGCAAAAGCCTGGAACTTACTATTTCCAAGACCCATACTACGTGCTGCGTTACGGATTTCTTTATCCATTTCGAAGACACCATATGACTTAAGTTTATTCAACCCAAAAGGAACCATCTTTTTAGTGGAATTCCAAATAGCTCTAGATTTACTAGCACCCTTAACCATTTTTTTGGTCTCTTCAGCACCTTCTTTTAATAACTTTACATGCTCTTCTAGTTGTTTAACTGATGCTCCTCTAGCTGCTTTCTCCGCTTTTAAAACTTTAAGCCTGTCTTTGTCGATACTTAACCCTTTTTTCAGTTCGGCTTTTAATTTTTTTAATTCTTTTCCTTCTTTATTATTCCAATCTGTTTTAAATTTAAGTGCTTTATCTTTTAATTTTTCTTGTCTAGCTATTTCTATATTAATATCACGAATTTTGCCATAACCATCACGTAATGAAGTAATACTTTCCTCTAACTTACTTTGTTCTTTTCTCATCTCAGAAAGACTCTTTTTAGCCTTTCCTACTTCTTCGTTAAACTTTTCAAAATCACTAGCCATAACTTAATATTTTAATCTTTTGTTGTTGGTTTTATTATTTTAAACTTACCTTCACCTTTCTTAGTAAACTCTTTTTCCACTAAACTACTTTTAGAGAATATTGAAGCTTTATATACATTAAAGTCATCCCTTTCTTCAAGTAATTCACCTATAATTATTTTACCTAAAGTTTTTTTATCGTCAGCAACATCACTAGTAAAATCAGTATACAAGACTGGATAATCACCTGCTTTATTTAGTTTTTTAAGTACAACTCTTATTTTTTCATTTTCTCTAATATAACTATCTTTAAATTCTAACTTTATAAATTCACCCTCAATTTTATCGTTAGATTCAAATTCATCGTAAAATTTAAGTTTTTCAGTATGTTTATCAATATAAAATCCTAACTCAGCTAATTTACCTTCAGCTGGTATCATACCTCTATCCCTAGCTAACCCTATTAACTCTAAGAAAAAATTAGGTCTTTCATATAATGAAGCTTGTAATAAATCACTATCTGCAATAAATTGTTTAAAATATTCTTGCATTTCTTTATCAGTCAAATTTAAATCATCATCATCATCATCTGAACCTGATGTTACTTTAAAATTAACAACATCCCATATTTCAATCTCGGTTGCTTTATCATCTTCACCACCAATATATTTATTTATCTTAATATCAAAAGTAAGTGGGTCTTCTTTCTTTATTACTATATTTTTTTTATTAATATCAAAAATTAAACGTGAATCTTTTGAATCGGAATACCTAGACGCACCTTCACCTTTAGTTTCGATAATTTCTAAATTAATACTATTTGAAGTTACAGCCAAAACATCAAAATAAATAATACTTTTATCACTTAACTGTAACGCAAAACCATAATCTTTTTTTAATCCTCTAAATTTCTCTAAAATCTTATCTTCATTACTTTTATCATCTTTAGGCTTATCATCTTTAGGTTTATCATTAGAATCATCGTAAGTTAAAGTATCTACATTTAAAGAAAATAAATTTTTAGCTTTATCAAATAAATTACATCCAGTTTTTTGACCATCATCGTAACCTGATATATCCTCTACATTATTCCACCTACTAGCTCTACCTTTTTTTAAATCATCTAGCATTGATTTATCCTTACTAAGATTTTTATCTTGTACAGATTTATAAGCTAAAGACTTGCCAGATAATGGATTTCCATCCAATAAAAAGTAAGCATTTTTATAAACACCTTTATCACAGCTTACCATAACTACATTATTATAATCTTTAGCTACAATTCTAAAAGTTAGAACCTCTTTTTTACCGCTAGATTCTCTAGTAACCTTAAGTATATTACCAACTTTTACTTTACTCATAAACGAAGAGGTAGATTCATTTAAAAGTCTATTGTATTGGGACTCTGTGACAACTACCTTTCTTTTTTTGTTGTTAAATATTCTATTATATTGAGATTCGTTTAATATTAGTTTCATCTTAAATCTTTTATTATAAATATCTGATATAATGAAAAATACCTAACTAAATTAATAGTTAGGTATTTATTTCATTTTAATACATATATTTATTATTTTATATATACTGGCACAATTGCAAATTCTGATATTTCATCTATGCTATTACAGAAATTTATAGCCTCTTCTTCAGTTTCAAAAGTACCGTCACCATTTTCATAAATAGGGTTATAAAATACTGACATATTATTAGTATATAACCCATTATTTTGAATAATTAAAACTTTATATTTTTTCATATATCATAAATATAAAATTTTTATGTTAAATCTAAATTACCGTCTTTAAATTTAGACTTTAGTTGTTGCCCACCAACTTTTGTTGTTCTAGTTCCTTTAGCATTCTTATTACTAGAAGACTCCA